ATCACCATCTTCTTCTTTTTCTTCCTCTGTGTCTTCACCTAAAACCATTTCATCACCATCTTCTTCTTTTTCTTCCTCTGTATCTTCACCTAAAACCATTTCATCACCATCATCTTCGTCAGTTTCACTTTGTTGCCTAGTATCTTCTTCAAATATTAAACCAAGATGGTCATCTTCTTCATCATCAGTAATTCCTTCATCATCGTCTTCACTTTTTCTCTCTCTCCGTGTTTGGAGAACTTGAGAAGAATATTCAATGTTTTTCTGTTTTCTCTCTAATTTATCACGTAAAGAACCACCAGCCATTGTTTCACCCTCTGTTAAAAAAGCAAGTATACCATCATCATCATCTAGATCACTATCATACAATACTTCTTCGTTATCAATAGAGAAGTTTTCTTGCCTTTCCAATGCATTTACTACATTACTCTGAATATCTTTTTCAATTTCCACTTCTTCATCTTTAAAAATACTTTTACAAACACGTTGAATAATGTTTTCTTTATTGTATTTATGATTGCTATCTTGAGAGATACGAATAATAGTATCTGTATAGATAGGTATAATATCTAAATATCGTATATTGTTTATATTTTCTATTTCAATAACAAGGTTTTTAGTATAAGGTTCAAGAGAGAAACGACAAGGAAAGCCAGGATGACTCTTAATTTTTAGTTTTCGGTTTCTATTGGTTTGTTGTTGAACTTGAACTGAGCTTAACCAATTTAAATATTCCTTTCTAGCATCTTCATAAGATAGAGAGAAATTATCACTCACTTGATTTACAATATCTATTTCTGAAATATTTAATTGAGTTAGTTCAACTATCAATGCTTCAATACTATCCATTTTATTATAATGAGATACACGTTTATAACGCATATCTATACCTTTTTTTATATCAGGTTGAATTACATTAAAGACACTAGATATACAATGTTTTAATTTTTGTAAAGACAATTTGTATTGTATAGGAATACGTGAATAGTATGAAATATTTAGGATATCTATATTTTTATCTTTGAGATTAGAAAACTCATTTACATTAAATCCTTGCTCATTTAGATATTTATAAAGTGGTGATAAAAACTCATTTGAAATATGTTTAACAACATTTTCTATTTGTTTTATTTTAACAACTTTTTTTGTTTCGATAGTAAACTGCATAGATAAGTCACTAAATATATGTATATAACAATCATAGGCGTTATCTTCGTCTCTATAATGGGTATAAGAAGCAAGTGATTTAGTTTTAGCAAGTTTATCTTTCAGTTTATTAATCTGTGCCTTTGAAAGATATGGTATTTTTTTACCATTTTTAGAAATACGATTTGTATAGAGACGATACATATTTTCCTTTCTTACAGCAGGATTATACTTTATAAACGGAGTTATCTTGCTTGTTTTAAGTATTTTAAAAAAGTTTAAGAGAGATATTTGTAAGGTGTTCTCTGAATATAATATAAAGTCAACTTTATTAACTCCTTGTTCTAAATATTCAAGATGTTTATTACTGGAATTATAAATCTCGTGAAATAAGTCTACTTTTCTATTATTCAAGATAAATAAGTCATCAAAAGTAGTCTTACTGATAAGTTCATCTTTGGATTTTAATAAATCATTTTTAGTTAATATATTAATTTCATTTAAAAAAGGAAAATATATTTTTGTTGTATCTGCTTGAGAAATTGAGTTTTCTGCATTAAAATCGAATACATCCATTGCAGTGGTAAAAAATATTGTGTTTTCTACAAGTTTAGGATATTCTAATAAAACTTCTGTATTTTGTGTAGATAGAATATCATTGTAATGAGATACAAGAAATGGGTCATATTCAACAACATTATATGGATTTACAATGATAGGATATTCATTTTCAGCCATATATTTTTGACCAAGATTAAATTGAATATTTAATGTTTCAAAATCTAAATCGAGTTCCATAAATTCTTCATATGTGAAAATATGGTCTTCATTTTTATCCTCAAGTTTTTCTTGTATTTGCTCCTTTCTTAATATAGTATCATATGTATCTTTTTGATATATATTGATAAGAAATTGAAGAAGACGAATGTAAGTAAGAGGTATTTTATTGTTTTGTGTAATCATTTTATATATTTCTTTCATGGTATATATTTTCTTCATGCTCTTTAATGCATAGATATAAAGTTCTTGAATACTTATTTTTTCATCATTAGATAATCCTTTTTCAATAGAAGTATTATTTGCATAAAGTATTTTTCTTTTTATATTAAAAATGAAATCATCGTGTAAAATATTGATATACACACGAAAAATACCGATTTTTCTCTTCTTTTTTTTCAAATCATTCTCTAAGATATTATAGTATATTTTTGGAATGATATTTTTATAAGGTTCTATATTGTCGATACTTACAATATTTTCTCTCTCTTCTAAATTACTCAAGAAGATATAAAAGTTATGAATACTATTATTCTTGATTTGAACAACATTGATATTTCTTTCCATAATTATAGATATATATTTTATATATTAAATAAAATGAAATAAATATATAATTCACAATATAATATATGAATATTATGAATATTAATGTAATATTTGCCTCGACAAAAAGAGGTGGTATTGGTTATAAAAATAAAATACCTTGGTTTATAAAAGATGACTTAATGCATTTCAAGAATATTACAAAGCAAAAAGGTTTTATAAATATAATTATTATGGGTAAAAACACGTGGAATAGTTTACCTAATAAACCTCTTAAAGGACGAACAAATATAATTTTGACAAGAAACCCCATGGACATTAAGGAGTATGAAAATACAATGAAACAAAGTAGTTTATTAGATGCATTAAATTTTTCAACAAGAGTAAGTAATACACACGATGTAAATTTATCGATTATTGGAGGTGAATATGTATATAATGAGTTTGAAAAGTTTTGTGATAAAATAAATGAACAAGATATTGTATCGTTACGTAAGGTATATAGTCATTCTTTATACCATACGATAATTGATGTAGATTATGAATGTGACCGATTTTTTAAACCAAACATGAATAGATATATATTAGTATCTAAAGAAGATAAAAATGTTTTAGAAGAGAATACTAAAGAAAATGTTAATATATGTTATCTACATTATAAATCAAAGTAGGGATTATCTGTAATTTCCATACCACAATATTTTTTAGGTTTTTTTTTATAATTTTCAGGTGTATATAAGCCTATTTTTTCAGCGTGTTCAAGTAATCTCTTAAAGTTGTTCCAAAAGTTTTTATCATGTCCGATGGTTTCAGTGCCAGTATGTGACAATTCGTGAATTGCAACAAATGTCAATGTGTTTTCATCAATAAGTTTTTTACCATTTTTTTTCTTTGTTAAACAAAATGCCATTTTTTCGCCTTTGTTTTCACTATATGCAGTATGTACACTTGTGGGTAAAGTTTCAGAAATGTTTTTAGGATTAAAATTAATAAATATTCGTTCTACCATAGGGTCATTTGGCATTTTTTCTTTCATGTCTTGTACAAGTGTTTTAAGTTTTCCAGTTACTTTAGCTAATAAATCGGCTGTTTTTTCTAAATCTTTGCGTTCTCTCACACAATATTTATTACCATCTAAAGAGGATATAATACATTTTAGATTAAATTGTTCGGAATCTAAATATATCTTCAAAGATATACCAATAATAAATAGAACTACCACATAAAATAGTAACTCTTGTTTCATTCTATATAAAAATTATGATATTTTTATATAAAACATAAATGTATTTAACAAGAACCGATTTCCAAAGGACGACGATTAATATCAGGTTCAATCGTTGTTTGGTTCCAAGGTCCTACATTAAGTTGAGGATTAGGTGGTTCTGAACGTACTTGCAAGTTAGCATTTCTTAAAGTAGAGGCAACAGTATTAATACCGATATGATAACCAGCTTTTAATAAGTTTACATTTTGAAGGTCTCCAGCACCCATTGGATTTAGTCTAGACCATTCACTATTTTCATCTCTAGGAAGGAGTTCAGCAGGGTCAGTAACTTGTTGTCGTTCACAAGAAGGAGCCATACCTTCATTAGAAGTTCTTAAATTATTGACGGATGATGGTTCAGAAGATAAGAGAGAAGTCATATTGGGTTGAGGAGTTCCACTTGTATCAATGCATGTATCAGTGGAAGGTGATGTTGGAGGATGCATTATTTCTTTAGGTATATTGTTATTACCATTTGAATAATTGTTACTATCACGCATACCATCTTGAACATTACTCTTGTGATTAGAATAATTTAATAGAGCATAGCCTAAAACTAAAACACCTAAAATCATAACTACTTGAGACATATTCAAATTCTTTAACAACTTATTGAAATTCATTATATAAAAGTAATGATAAAATAATTTTATCTATAATTATTTATTTAATTTATCATTATACTCCATAAGTTCTTCTGTAGAAGCATCGGATAGATAATCCAAGTTTTCTTCTTCATCACTTGAATCACTTTCTAAATCATCTAATAAATATAATTTTTTTATTCTTCTTGCTTCTAAATATCCCTCAACTACCATCTTTTTTGCATATCGTATCTTTTTTCTTATATTCTTGTATACATCATACATTACTTTATTTGGCGGTTTTAACTTAATAGCTTCATTATCCAAAGGCACAATTTTATCTGTATATTCCTCAAGTTCATCTGTGAAATCATTTTTACTTACTTTTTCTAAAGAAATATTCTTATCAATATCCATAACTTTTTCTTCTTCTTTATCATTCGTTTTGGAGTGGTGAATAGTTTCTTCAGTGGTATTTTCATTTTTAGATTGCTGAATAATATCTTCTTCAATTACTTTTATCTTATCTTGTTCTTCAGTATTAAAATTCTCTTGTCTATCATTTTCTTCTTTTTCATTATCAGAAGTGTTATTGCTAAAGATAACCTTTTTATTAATCATACACTTATGTTGTTTCTCTTCTTCTTTTTCTAGAATAAGAATTTGTTTTATATAGATATTAATTAATAATGTGGTATTTGTAAATTTAATACCATCAAAATGAATAATCGAAATCATGTTACGCTTATCGATTTCTTTTATTGAAATTTCTTTTTCATTTTCATCAAAAATACTGATTTGATAGGGTGGTTCTTTAATATAAGTTCTTACTAAATAACTATTGTTCTTATATCGTCTAAAAGAAGAATTAAAAAAATCTTCAATATCTTCTTCTTCCATGCTATTAGAAAACCATTCATTATTTTTCTCTCTAATTTTTCTTTTTAAGATTGTTTCTAGATTTTCAATCCACATTATTGAGTTCTTGTTGTCATTAAATAACAAGTCGATATATTTTTTCTTATTTGTTTCTATCATACCATTTTTATTTGTGCAAATCGTTGTTTGTAAATGTAATGGTTTGTCTTTATAATATATTTTAGAATAAAAAGCACCACCTTTAATGCGTTTAGGTTCATCTAAATAAATATGGTTCTCGTCAATATCGTTATTTGAATATAGTATAGTGGTCATTTAAAAAATATAAATAAAATATAATGTTAAATATCACGCAATAAAATATTAATAATAGATAAGTAGAATGTCAATGAAAGAAAAATTAATTGATGAAATTATATTATTATTTAGGAGAGAAGATATTAAATATGAAATTAAAAAAATATTAAGACCTATATTAGACGTTATTTTACAAGATTTATATCCTTATATTTATTTATCTATTCTTTTTGTATTAATAAGTTTTTTATTAACTTTAGGAATATTTATTATACTGCTTCAAAATTACAATAAATAAAATATTATTTTCTGTATAACATATATAGAATATGCCTAAAAAAGGAGGAACTAAAAAAGGTGGATATGGTAGAACAGGACATGGAAAAACTATGAAAGGTGGAAAACCTAAAAGTAGAAGAGGAGGTCATAAAAAAGGTGCTGGTGTAAAGAAAGGAGGTGGTTTCGGAGGTGCGTTGAGAACTGCACTTTTACCTTTCTTGTTATATAGCGCTCAAAAGAATCAACAACGCAGGACAAGACGTGGTCCTGGGCGTCCTAAAACACGAAAAAATAAATAATATGTTTAATGAATATAAAAATTAAAGAAGTCAATATATTAAATATAATGAGTTCTTTATCACTGGAAGATTCTGTTCGTGAATGGGTTCGTATGGATAATGAGATTAAAGAGAGATATGAAGAATTGAAGAAAATGCGTGAAAAACGTAATGTTGTGATGAGTTGTCTTTCAGAACATTTAGAGAGAAAAAATATGAAACATGCAATGATTGAAATAAATAATGGGTTTTTAAAGTTACATAAAGTAAAAGTTCAGACACCTTTAACGTATCGATTTATTCAACAGGTTCTCGAATCATATATTGAAGAAAATGGAAGTTTAGATATTAAACAAATCATGGATTATATAAAAGAAAATCGTGAGTTTAAATATATAGAAGATATAAAGAGAACATATAAAAATAAATAATACTTAAAAATAGTATTTTATTATAATTATAATGTCATTTTATAATTATAATACTTTATCAACAACGCTAATATCTTCTGCTGTTTCACCTCTATCTTATAGTGAATCAGAATATTTAAATATACCTTTTCATTACTATGACGAGGAAAGTAGTGAAGAACGCATCAACTATGTGTCTAAAGTTCAAGATTGGTTAGATGAAAAAGACATAAATACAAATGAAACAAATCGAAAATTATGTAGTTTATTTTATAACGAATTAATAGATACAATTCATAAACATAATTATAATATAAGAGATATAAATCAATTTAAAGAGGATATTATACACTATTTATATACATTATCTGATTTAGATAAAAATGAGTTTAGATGATGAATATCAAAAAAATAGTAATTTTGTGGAAGACATATCCATAGAAGATAACTCTTATTATGATAACGAAGACGTTGAACTTTTGGAACAAATAGAACACTATAATGTGGATGATTTTATGCAGTATCACAAAACAAGGGCTATATTAGAAAATGAATGGCAAGACAATTTCGAAACGATACTTAAACCAAAAATCGAATGCTTATTTGATGATTTTAAGGAGATAAATAAAAATGGTAAACTTTTATATAAAGCAGAAGAAATACATAAAGATGATCTTGTGCATATAGTAAGATTTCACTTGAAAAAAGAGCATAACACGGATATATTTAAGAAATATCCAAAGTATACACGTTCATTTTTGGACTTTTTAGACAAACAAATAAAATAATTATATATAAATATAATATATAATTATGATTGATTTATGTGTAGGATATGTTGCGATTATTGATAAGAAATATGCAGTTCCATTAGGTGTTGCTTGTTCGAACTATAAAAATATAGAAGACATAGAGGAACATCTAGAAGATGTTGACGATTTTGATTATTCAGATTTACGATATGATGTTGAAGATTTAGAAGAACACGTTAGTGATGATATGATAAATGAACTTATAAATCTAAGTAAAAAATCAAGTCCTAAAAGAAAACCTAAAAGAACAAGAAAAAATCGCAAAAAAATATATGCTAAAAAAAGTAGAAAACGTCATATAAACTAAAGTCATACAACACTCCATGTTGTTTTATTAAAAGGTGCCAATCTAATTTCATTTATTCTCTCTCTAAAGCGTTTTACTCGTCGTTCTAATTCTTTATCTTTCTTTGTTTTAGGATAGAGAGGCATATTTTCCATATAAACCATTTCTTCATTTGTTATAGATGGTTTATAACCGAAACAATTTACACCAAAACGTACATCTGGATTATCTATATAACCGCCATTAATACCAGGTCTTCCACAATCATGTTCGTGACCTTCTATCTTTTGCAATTTATCGTAAGTCTCTTTTTGAGTTGGGAAAAATGCCATTTGTTGGTCACTCCATCCATAACTACACCATTCGGCACCTTTATTATGTGCTTCTTTTATTTCATCATAAGTAGCAAGACGTCCACCATATGCTTGACATAATGCTTTAGAATCCTCATAGGTGTATTTATTATTTGGAATATGAAATACTTGTTTTTTATGTTTCTTTCGTGGAGGAGGTCGTTTCTTTTCGTATTTTTGTTTTACATCAATTTCAATCTCAGGAACAGGAGAAAATATATTTTTAATATTTGCATAAATATCTAATTTAAACATATAATTTACAACATTTGAAAAAAGAAGAAATATGAATAAGGACCATAATATTATCTCAAGAAAACCTACTGCACTTTCTTGAGGTTTTGCACTGAGACCTTGTGTTATCCCCATTGTTTGTCCTATATTAAACCCAGTGTAATCTCCTACATCTTTTACTACATTTGTTTCTGTCCCTAAAAATATAAGCACATACACAAAAACAATCGTAAACAAAATAATTAATATATATGGATTTATCTGTATAAAATTATCAATTCTTTCTGTGATATCTTTTATATTTGTATGTTGTTCTAAAGGATTAATATTCATCTATATATTTTATATTTTATTTTTTTTTACGATAGAATAAACAATAAGCATTTCTAGATATTATTTCTGATTCATCTGTCTCTCTTATGTTATTATCATCAAACAAATACCATTTTCCGTTCATATTTTTAATATATGCATAATAATGTCCTCCATTTAGTGAACCTGAATGATTGCACACACCATACAAATCATATATATTTGTTCCATTCCTATATCCATCTACAAACTCTTCTAAATCGAAATTACTAATTGGTATATCAATATACGTATAGTCCTTTTTACGATGATTGATATAACGACGAATATCAATAACTAATATATTGGGTGTTGTGAAAAAACTATTTTTCTTATATACCACCTCTTTTTTTTTAGTTTTATCATTGTACAACATGTTATCACCATCTAAACGTTGTGTAGATGTATATAATTCTAAACAATCCTTTAAAGAAACACATTTTTTATTGGAAGGAATAGGTAGACTTAAAACAAAGAAGGGTTCAGGAATAGTATTCAATACTTTATTATTATTATCATAAATCGTAGAAACTTGAATACCAAAAAACAAATCGATAATCTGTGAATATTCTTTTTCATACATATTTTTATATGTCTTAAAACATTTTAGAGCTACCTTGTCTTTATTTCTTCGTCCAAAACCACGTATTTCCATCGAGACTTCTCTCTTTAATCCATTATGAAACTCATTAATTACAAAAAATAAAAACTCTGAAACATCATTCTGATTATGATATGCAAAATTATCATAACCATTCTTTAATGCATATTTCTGCAAATTAGAAAAAAAACCACCTGGGGAAATGGTACAATTCTCAGACCACATTAATTTTCTTAATTCATCCCACTCCCTTATAATAATCGTATTATCACTTTCTTCAATTTTACAAGTATCTAAAACTTCATTCAATTCATAGGTATGAGATAAACATTGTATTATTGTATTCATAAAACACGTATTTCCTAAATTTACTAATCCTGTTAATCCTTTATCTGCATATTTTTTAAATGATGTATCCATACTTTTATACATAGTTAAAGTTTAATCTTTATTATATTTATAATAATATTTAAAGTATAAATATAATAATATTATATAAGAATGGATAGAAATAGAGTTATAAGCGAAGAGAGAAACTTTGACAGATTACTTCAAGAATATATAAGATTGTGCAACGAATATAATGAAACTCATAGTTTATTTTTACAAAATCAATACAATCTTTTAAATAATATTTACAATAGACTACATTTACATTCTAGTAATATTCAAAGAGACCGCTTAAGAAATATACCTAGACGTCAACCTACAACGCAAACAAGAGAGACACACGAAAATAATGAACATAGAACAAGATATTCTAGATTATTTAATGAAACTTTAATAAATGAATTATCTAGAATAATACCAAGAAATCAAATTAGAACTTATCGTATTAATTTAGATGTTGGTGATTCACTAGACCAATTATTTAATATGGAAGATGTTCCAATAATTCCATCAAGAGAACAAGTAGAAAACGCTACAGAAGAACTTACTTATGGCTCTTATGTTCAATATCAAAATGAAAATAATCTTACTATATGTGAACAATGTCCAATCGATTTACAATCTTTTGAAGAGAATGAACCATTATTAAAAATAAAACATTGTGGTCATGTATTTAAAAAAAATAATTTATTACAATGGTTCACAAGAAATACAAAATGTCCCGTTTGTCGTTATGATATCCGTGAATATTCAAACACAACAACAGATAATTCTAATAATATACAAAGTGAAACTATTAATGATAATACATATATAAATATATTTCGTTCTATCTTTCCAGATGTATCTTTTTCTACTATTCGTTAGTTTACTTTTTTAAAGAATGATCCAATGAATTTTTCTTTCATTTGATTATTTGTAATATCTTTTGATTTCTGTAAAGGACGTTTAAATAAGATTGCCTCTACTTCTTTATTACGTATTTTTTCAAGCTCAGCATTCATCTTTGATGGTAAATAACTATAATTTCTTTTTATACCATTTTCTTTACGTTGAAACTTTCTCTTTTCAGAAATAGGATAATAACAATTTGGAATATCTTTAAGAACTAAAGCAAATAGTTGTTGAACTGGCTTCATTATTTGATTTGTAATATAGAAATGATAATCTAAACTTAAATTATTCTCTACAATGAAATCAGGACTTTCAATGCGTTCACCTTGCAATTTCACTTTTTGCCTTGTTTGAATATATGCAAATGGAATACGATCCCCTGACGATGGCTTATTTCCAGGGTCTCTCTTTGATATTCGGTCAGCAAGAACTTTATGTGCAATTGTATTTGGATTTTTATAATGTGAGTTTAAAGATTTTGTTATAACAAACTTATCTAGAGGATATTCCCCACGAACAATACTATTCAATGATGAATAAATAAACTCTACTGCTTTTTTAATATCATTGTCATTCATTAAAATATCAATAATACCTCCATATACATCTTTTACAATAGGTGCATTATCTCTTCTTTTTAATACAATCCCCATTGATTTTCTATAACAATGATTAATATCCTCCTCATATAGCATACCAACATATCTTTTTTTAGATAATAAACAAAATGGTAAGAATGTTTTTTCATATTCTAAATCATGAGGTGGCTTTAAATATTTCGTTGCCAACTTTCCAGCTTCCTTTGCTAATTCAATCGTGTGTTTTAATGCCTCTTTTCCTACTATTTTTTCCCCCGTATTAGGGTCGGTTAATTTAAATGACATAAATACTGAATCTGTATTCTTCACTATCAAGGGAAAACCAACATTAAAGGTTCCATCTGTAGTTTCTATGTCATATACATAATCACCCACTCTATTATGTAACAATTCGATTTTTTTTATTCTATTATCATATAAACCAATATGCACTGAAGCTGAATATATCTCATTTCCTTGACTATCCCTTGAACTTTCTATCTTCATTGGATACTTAGATTGTAAAACATACTTAGATAACTCCTTCTTTGTTTCATAATATTTTATATCAGATACTTTCCTATACTTCATTTCATAATTATCTTTGTTTTCAAGACCGAATAATAATGGGTTATATAACAATCTTGTACCAATACTACACTGAGATGGCTTAATCTTCTTGCCTGTTTCGTCAATTAAACTATGATCTTCTGTAACATCCACTATAGAATGATTAGTTTGTATTCTATATATTTTTTTATTACACTTATGCTTAATAATACGATGAATTGAAGACCAACCTGAAGATGTCCAAACCAAATAACGTTCATTTGATATGAAACTCTGCTTTTTAAATCTACGATTACTCAGATAAGAATCAAATACTTTGAAATTGTTATAAGAATGCCAAACATACTCATCTATACCTCCTAGTTCTTCGATTGTTTTAATATTTATTTTTCGTTTTATGACATCATATACAATAATAGGTGTATCTTTCAAGACACTATCACCATAAATATACTCTGCGTGTGAATGCACTTTTCCATATTTTGTTTCACATATTCTATCTCCATATACTTCTTCTATAACTTGCTTACCATATAATAACAACTTTCTACCAATCGCGGTTGTAGATGCAGCAACATCTTGTTCATAAAAGCTAGATGTCTTTGCACCACATTGACCATACAACGAATTAGCAGTAATTTTAATCGCTAATTGTCGCTTGTCTAAGATGTTTTTCATAAAATCGTCATACGTATCTTTCATCTCAAGAATAGAAGATTTCTCAATGATTTTAATACCATCTTCTGTTTTCAATGATATAGATGTATCACATTCATCGACTTTTAAACCATTATAAATACCTATACTAGTTACTATTGTTGTAAACTTTGCTTGTGTTCTCGTATATTTTCTTGCTGCCAATAAATCCTTTAAAATTTTAGGCATAATAGCAAGTCCATTGTTTGGGAATTGTGCATACCTACATACTTTTTTACCTACAACAACTTTTTCCTCTTTTTTGCTTTCACCTACACAAACTTTATCATATAAATCATATTCTATATCTACATATGAATAACCTTCTAAATTATCATAAATATAATTTCCGTCCATATCTTTGATACCTGTTTCTTGAATAAGATTATTCTTCGTATCATATATTTTAGTCCAAACTTTACTATCGTGAGATATATTTTCACTAATCATAGAAGAGGGATAGAGAGAACTATAGTCCACACAAGCAACAGGTTCATCTAAGTATAAACCACATTTTGGTTCTAAGACAATGGCTCCTTCATAATCCCCACTACTTTGTTTATCTAAAACTGGAATTAATGTATTCGATTCCAAACATTTTTTTGCAATGAAACTAAATAACTTAATACCTTGACCACGCATTACAAGATAATCAATTGGAACACTACAAATATTACTCATCTCAATAAATCCTGTAAGCACATCTATTTTACCAAATAGAGATTGAACAAGATTACAATCTTGAATACAATACTTTGCAACAATTGCTCTTTCACTTGGTCCTCGGTTTGTTAACTCAAATATATCTTTTGGTGATACATCATCTTTAGCTAGACACCATTTTAATGTTTTTGATTTATCTGGCGTAATTATTTTATTTAATTGTATAGACCCATCTTCAGTTATATCTTCTATATATAACTTTTCACCCTTGTTATAATATTGTGTTGAATGCCCTATTTCTTCTATACGGATATAATTATTTTTTGTAATGCCAGTTATATTTTTTGTTTTAAATAATGTTTTGTTTTCTATATTTTGGATATCTATAATTTTATCACTAATAAAATGACCAGATACATAATCTAACTTGTAAGATTCTAAATTGCATTCACGTCTGAAATAATTATATAAATCAATTTGAACTCTTCCAGTCATATTAATATATTTTAACTCGTGTGTTCCACTTGCGATGGTAATTGATTTATCCTCTAATTTATATCTTCCATTTTCATATTTAGCACATATAGTATCTTTTACACGAGACAATTTGAGAAAATCTTTTACATAATGCTGTCCTAATTCTTGACAACGATTAAACATAAATATGTAATCAAAACCAAATATATTATAACCAACAATAATATCTGGATTTTCACGTTGTATTAATCTAGTCCACGCCATTAAGACATCTTCTTCTCTATCATATTGTTCTATTTCAGCATTCTTAATTACATCACACGTGTTTAAAACAATACAATGATTTAAGTATGGTTCTTTCTCACCATACTTTTTAAAGGTGCTACCTATAAATGTGACTTTGTCACCTTCTACTTTTGGTAGTTCTCTTGTGAATATACTATCTAAACTCTTTTTTTTATCATCTAATTTTTCTTTAGAAGACAATAAGGTTAAAATATTATCTCCGTGTGTATTTATAAATGTATCTACTTTTTCTTTCTTCTGTTTAGCAGTTAACTCTTTATTTTTTAAGTACACTTTTGAAATGTAATGATTTATACTTTTACTTATATCCATTGAAATATAAAGTAACTCAGTTAATTTATTAATTTGTTTTTCTTTTGATAGGTTCGAACATTCTTCTATTTTATCCCAATATTCAAGTATTTCTGTGACTAATTTAGAATAGGTCTTTTTCGCAAGTGGAAAATCGCCATGACTACTACTGGCTTCAATATCAAAACTACATATCTTGAATGGAACATTCTTATCGCTATTATAAGGTTTCAAATCTTTATAATGAATCGTATATTCATAGTTTGATGTAGTAAGTTTGGATTCATGATGATTTAATTTATCTTTATCTACTTGAACCCAACCACTTGGTAATATATTTTGTATATGAAAATATCTCAAGAGAGGTGGTATATTTGCCTCATATAGTTCTAAAGCATATTGTTTGTATCTAAGACCACCGCGTTTGAGTCTTTTTTCTTGACTTTTGTTTTGTTTATCGTAAAAGAGATTTTTAATTTTATTGTATACAATTGTATTATTGCATTTTATTTTCAAGAAAGTATATAGCTTATAATTATCAAAACCATATAAGGTGTTCTTTTTTACGATACTTATTTTATTAATAGATTGTTTATAATATTCACCAATTTTTTCTACTAGATAATCTTTGAATGGATTGATTTCGTGTTTCCGAAAACTATCAGACGCTTTGATGTAAAAGAATGGTTTATAATCTTCAATATACAATGTATATGTTTTTCCTCTTTCATCCATACCGAAGAATTGCATAATAAATTGTTTATTATCTTTTTTTGGAATATATTCTTCAGAGTTTACACTTTCTGAACTACTTACATCTTGCTCAACATCTTCATTGTACTCGTTAAATGTAAGAAGCTTGAAAAATACGCTCATTTATTATGTGTATTTCTATAGATATAATAAATGAATAAGTATATACTTTTAATTCAATTTTATAATGATTGATGCTAAATAACCAATAACAACAATTTTCTATTCATCTTAAACGAATACAAAATTATTATAAAAAATTAAATTTATATTTTTATATATAATTATAATATTGATATGGTTTTTTTTCTATATTTTTTCTGTAATAATTTATAATCATCTGTTTTAGTAGTTGATAACTTTAATAATGTGTATTCAAATTCATATTCAGTATCCTTAAGATATGTTGTAGGTGTACATGTTCCTATTAAACAACCATCTTTATTTTCAATATTCAATTTATCACATATAATATTTTGAATTATTCTTGGTCCTGTTATGTCTAGAACATGTTTTTTTTTATTTACAATATTATCCTTAATATTCTTAACAACTCTATTAATTGTATCTATAAATAGTTTTTGGTTTGGAGAACCTCCAATAAACATATAACTTATATTATGATATCCACAATCAAATAAATGAACTTTTCCATTCGATGGTAACTCAAGTGCAATGGGTTCTATATCAATATCAAACCAATAACCACCATATTTATTTATATAATTTATTCTAAAAAAATCAGCAATTGCAACACCATTTTTCATTTGTGAATAGATATTGTAATGTTCAGTTTCCTTAAAAAAGTTTTTAACATCATTATCTGAAAAATAAAGAACATTTATATTTTTATTTAATAAACACCATTTCCACATTATTTTTTGTATTATTTCATCACTAATATCACACATATAACTTGTAAATATAGTGTGTCTGCCTTCTACTATTTGATTAACAAACATATTTCTATAATTATTTTTTAATTTATTGTATACTTTTATACAATTTATTCTCATTTCTCTCTCTCTCTCTTCATCCATATCTTCTAACAAACCATTCACTTTATCTAGTTCATTTTCTTTTAAAATAATTATAGCCTTTTCCCA